AGCCTTAACCATCATCACCATTCCCATGGCTGACACCACCTACGCCTGGAACATTGCCAACATGGAGCGCAACCTTGCCGATGGCATGGTCACGACCGTTCATTACACGGTCAGCGCTCACGACGGCACCTACAGCAGCAGCGCCTACGGCAGCATCGGCTTAGAGCCTGCAGATCCTGCCGCGATGATCCCCTTCGCTGATCTCGACGAGTTCACCGTCGCCAGCTGGGTCGCCAATCACTTCGGACCTGAAAAGGTGCAAGAGATCCAGGCCGCACTGCAGAATCAAATCGACCTGCAGCGCAACCCCGTCACCGGCAGCGGCGTGCCCTGGGGCAACTGATGGCCGTCAAATCCAAGACTGCACTGGGGCGCCTCGATCACAAACCCGGCCGCCCCAAGAAAACACGGCAAGGTCAAGGGCAGCACAGTCTGCCCAACCACGGCCGCAAAAAACTGCGCGGACAAGGTCGCTAGTGGACCAACATACCCGCGACAACTGGCGCAAGGTAAAAGCAGCGCTGGAAGCTGCGGGTAAAACTGACACCCATTACTACCGCCGCGCAGTAGCAATCAGCCAAGGCCGCTCAGACCCATTCGACGAAGACAACGGCGGAATAGCGTATGACCGTAATCGCTAAACTGTAAAAAAGGCCCAGCTACGCCTCGCGATGGAGCACCACGAAGAGGCGCTGATTACAGCCCAACCGCCCGAAAGTCCGTTCAACCAAGCCGTTCCAGCGCTATTGACTGCTGCAGTCATCGGCCTGGGCGGCCTTTTTATGCAAGTAGCCAAGCTGGATCAATCCGTCAACACCGTAGCCTCCGACATCCAAGAACTGAAAAACGACAGCAAGGAAAGGTTGAGCGACCTTGAGGCTAGGGTGAGACAGATCGAGATGACTGTCGGCAGGATTAAATGAGCATCGTCCACTCCACCGACTTCGGCCACGGCTATCTGCTGGAACAACTGGAAAACGAGCGCGGCGAAATCTATTACCGCGCCTGCAAAGACAGCATCTGCCGTTATGCAGAAGACGAATACATCGCCCGCATGTACCTAGAAAACATGGGCTGGGATCCTACAGCAGACCCCCAGTAATCCACTGCACGATTGCATCTTCCCGGTGCGGCGCCCAGAACTCTTGGTCTCTGTACCACTCCAGCCAATCCTGCGCCGACTTACTGATATTGCAGGCGAAGCAGCAAGCAACCAAATTCTGCTGGTGCGTATGCCCACCCCGCATTTTGGGGTGTACATGATCCAGCGTCGCCGAGCGCCCTAAATCCGACGCGCAGTACGCACACCTATTCTTCCAATTTTTAAGGATTGATTGTCTAAAACGCGCCTTCGCTTCCTTTTTGTTTAAGTATTCGCCATCTTCGATGCGATGGTCCATACCCAGCAGTGGCTACCTGAAATGTAGCGGTAGAAACTATTACATGCACTGGTGCTCTTCTTTAGTACAGCTAAACTTTGGCGAGAATCCTTATTTACATGGATCCCACGACCATTGCGGCCATCGCGATCCTGGCAGCAGCCGGAAGCGAAATCCTCACTCTGCTGCCCATCCGCAGCAACAGCTGGGTGCAGCTGCTCATCAACGTGCTGAACGCAGTCGCCAGAAAAAAGTCCTGAGCGACACCACCTGGCTGGCGCGATTCGGCGACAAGGACTGGCGTGATCACCTCCGCAAAGCAGCGCAGGATTTCAAATTCAACGCCACCCTCAAACCTCGCCTGGATCGCGCCATCGAGGACTGGCACGCGGATCAGCCATTAACACCAAAACCCGTTGTGGTTCATGAACCACCTGATGACGAGCTACAAACCGGCGCCAGCCGCCTTTTGGGGGGCGCCATGAGTATCCACTCCCCTTGGTCCGATGCCCACCAACAAGATCCGCCTGAATGATCTTTTCCGGTATTACAAGGCATTGCCCCATCAAATGGCGGCAATCACCGAGCTGGAAAACGTCATCAACAAGGCCAACCCGCACATTCTTGGCCGCGACCAAGGCTGGTTCAAAACGTGGTCTGTAGCGGGCAAACAGACTAACTTCGCCAACAGCTGGGAAGGCATCCTCGAAGCCGCCCGCGTAGCTGGCGCCAAATTCCCCGAACTCGTTGCAGCGCAATGGGCCTGCGAATCAAGCTACGGCAAACTTGTCTCAGGCAGAAATAATTTCTTCGGCCTAAAAGGCGAAGGCAGCGACAAGAAAACACAAGAGTTCATCAACAATCAGTGGATCACTATCACCGATAGCTTCATCGACTTTCCCGACCTACTTTCCTGCGTCATCTATCTCGTCGACCACTGGTACAAAGACTACAAAAACTACAAGGGTTGCAACAACGCCGCAACCCGTGAAGATGCAGCCCAATGGCTATACAAAGAGGGCTATGCGACAGATCCTGCATACGCCGAAAAGTTAATCGAGCTGATGAACCAGCACGCTGGAACTCAACCGCTTGTTACCCCAAAAGAAAAAGTCCTGAAGGTCGCCTACGAGTACCAGCTCGGCCCCGACGATGGAGCGTATGGCTATCGCCAGTGCTTTAGCTCCAGCTGCGCGATGGTGGCGCGGTATTACGGCAAGATCTCGGGCGACTACGAGTACAACAAAATCCGCGCCCGCTTCGGCGATACCACCGACCCCAAAGCACAAATTGCTGCCCTCAAATCACTGGGTCTGAACGCCACCTTTGAGATGGATGGCACGGTCGAAGATCTAGAGAGCGAGATCACGCACGGCCACCCCGTACCAGTCGGCTGGCTACACAAAGGTCCGGTTTCTGATCCAAGCGGCACCGGCCACTGGAGCGTTGTCGTCGGTTTCACGCCCACGCACTTCATCCATAACGACCCCTTCGGCGAAGCAAATCTGACTGCTGGCGGCTACGTCAGTAACAAGGGAGGCGCGGGCACCGCGTACTCCCGCAAGAACTGGCTGCCTCGCTGGCTCATCGAAGGCAACGACACGGGCTGGTTCATGAAAATCCGCCCGAGGTAACCATGCGCCCCATCGAGCACAGCACCGAGTCCAACTTCCACAAGGCCGCCCAAGACAAATGGCTTGTTGACCTCTTCAACAAGCGAGACTATCGCGGCCTCCTGGAAGCCGCCCTAGTTCTAAACACGCTCCACCAACTGGAGCGCACAAAAACGGCCTGGGCTATCCGCGAAGCTGCAGATAACCTGGCCGCTCAGTTTGGAATGGACCGCGACTCCGCGTAATCAGGACTTTTTACCCTGCTGCGCGAGATACTCCTGGTACAACCCGGTAAAGGTGTGGTGGTAGGGGTGGGACGGATCATTGCGTCCAAACTTCCAGTACAACTTTTCCAGGAAATTGGCGCGTCCCTGATCGAGGGCCACAGCGGCCCAGTTCTGGCGATCCAGCTCAGTGATCTGAGTGCTCACGTTTAGCCTCCACAATTTTGAGTCGTTTGCGAGCCGCTTCTTTCGGCCCCATCGACGAGCGCACCAGCCTAGGCTTTTTCGCCGCCGTCTCTGGCACCTCGACCTTGCAGTTCGGGTAACGATTCGTGGCAAAAGTAATCTCCTGCTGGAGCGATTCTGCCCGAACAACATCCCGCATTGCCCCTTGGCCCGGCAACCAAATCCTCAGCTCAAACAGCTGCGTATTTTCTGCACTGGTGCGTGAGCGACCCTCACCGAGCCGCAGTTCGGGATCCAGCTGGTTCTGAAAAGGCACTACTTCCATGACTTGGGGTAGGAGGGTTCTTCAACGCTATGAACAGCAACAGGGCTGTTAGTGCACTGAGCAACAACTCGCGCCGCAGCGACAGCCCGCTCATAAGTCACCCAACTCGAAGCATCATCTTGTGCGGCCGTAAGACCGATCCCATTTCCTGGTCCGTAAATCGCTGTGACCCAGCGATTGTCAACCATGACGACATAGCGCGTCATTGTGTAAGTGTTGAATACTGTGCGATTCTAGTAAGTTTATTTCAGCCGACCCAGACTATGTAGACATTTAACTGAGTCTCATGCGTCACTTTCTGACACCTTTCCTTCTTGCTTGGAGCGCATCCTTCCCTGCACCCGCCGCTGCACCGACTCCGCCCAAGCAGCCTTATCAGCAGCTTCCGCCGCCTTGTAATCAGAGGCCGGCACAGATTTCTCCAAGGCCGCGTAAACCATCTCGCGCAACATGGCCGTTAATCTCTTGCCTTCTGCCGCCGCAAGATTTTCAGCGAGCCTGTAGCGGTGCTCGTCGAGCAGCATCTGGCAGTACCACTTTTTCCCGTGTCGCAGCGGCATGGGTCAATCTGTAATCTCCTACACGATACCATACTGCGACACACTAGACCCGCCACCGCAAGTCCTCATCCAAGTCTTTTTTCCATGAATTCGATTGCGCCAGCCTCGCCCCAGTCCGTTGCTGCCTGGAACCCTTACGCACCCTGCGCGCAAACTCCAAAAACGCCGCCATCCGGTGTAAGTCACTGGTTTTGGCCTGCCGAATCTCCCGCATCAGCCACTCCATCACCAACTCACGCCCCGTGCGGGCTGGACTCACTGGTCTAACTCCGAGACTCGAAAAATTGACTGCGCGTGGTGCTCAGGACAAAGCTCCAGAGCCTTCATCCTTGCGGCGAAAGCATCTGGAGCGATAACGAACAGGTCGTGAGTACCACCGTGGCGCGGGTGCATCCGAACCCGGTATTCGTACTGTTCGACGACCTGCCCGTCGGTCATTTTGCCTGGTCCCAGCTATCTCCGACCTTAGCTTCGGCGAGGGGCGGAATATCTCCCAACCACCGGGCTTCACATTCTTCCATGATGGTTTGCAGCTGGAGCGCCCAAGCATCGGCGTGTTCTTCTACGACGAGCAGGATGATCTCGTCATGCACCACGCCGGCCAAGCGCACCGTGTCTTCCCGGTCGGCGTAAAGTAGCGGCCACAATTTGCTGAGAGTAAGTTTGAGCACTGCGGCACCAGCGCCTTGGATTGGGGTGTTGCAGCGCGTGGTGAGCTTGTTGTTCTCGCCCGGTAAAAACCGCCGCAAGCCCGAGAGGCGTATGCGGATAGATGGATTGTCCTTAGCCGCATCAGCAGCGCGAGCATTTTGCTGCTGCCATGCGGCGATGCCTTTATATGCAGCGTGGAACTTTTCCCGGACATCCGCCGCCTCAGCAAGATCCATCTGGATTCCCATCGCTGCTGCGTAGTTCCTGAGCCCTTTTGCCCCACTTCCATAGAGCAATCCGAAGTTCGCCGACTTACTGACCTGGCGCTGCTCCTTTGTAACCTCATCCTCTGCGACCCCATAAATCTGCGTCGCCGTAATCGTATGCAGGTCTTTCCCCTGCTGGAACACTTTTGTCATAAGAGAATCCTTAGCTTCTGCCGCCGCCAGTCTCAACTCCATCTGCCCGTAATCTGCTACAACAAACTTCCACCCATCTGGCGCCTGAACACAAGCCCTAAAGCGCTGATCCCGCGGAATCTGCTGAAGATTCGGCGACATACATGACATCCTTCCGGTATCAGCCCCCATCTGCATATAGCTGGCACGAATAAAACCATCTGGAGCAAGATTCTTCAACAAAGTTTCAGCCATCTGCCGACGTTTTTCCACACGTTTCCATCTCAAATAGTCAGCCACAACCTTGTGGTCACCTACATATTCCTGGAGTGCCAGCTTGCTTGCACTGGGCTTATTGCTCTTGGCATCCATCGGCGCCTGCCCCAACAACGCGGTGAACTTTTTGAGCAGCTGCGCCGGGCTATTGAGATTAAAAACATCCGGGTCAACTTTTTTACCTTTAGGCCCCGGCTTCGTCTGGTACAACAGCTTCCCATCAATACCACGACAAAGTTTATGTTCTGCCGGCAGAGCAGCATCAAAGTCTTTGATGAATTGCTCCCCTACTTCATAGTTTTCGATGTCCAAATCCTCTATCAGTTTTTCCAATAAATCCTTCTTAAAAGGCAGACCAGTACGCCACAACTGTGCCATCGCCGGCAGCGCATTGCACTCCAGATACCACGCCGGATACAGCCCACCTGTCGCCATTCGCTGCTGGATCTGCTCGTACAAATCAAGCAACACCAGCACATCTTTCGCCGCGTACTGCAGCTGGCTCTCGGTCAGATCGCCCGACCAGTCACTCTTCTGCTCCTCCTTAGAAATATCCTCATGCAGGTAACGCCTCACCAAGTGCTGGAGCCCGTGCTTCACATTGGCCAAGCCATTGGTGAGAATCCGGCTAGCCAGCATGGTGCACAAAACCTTGCCCGCCGGATAAATTTCGTGTTCCTGGAGCCAGCCGAGATCAAAAACAGCGTTGTGCGCCACCCAAGTGCGCTCCACGGTGAAGAACTCCTCGACCTCGATCCAGTCGTTGTCATCCAAGGCAAAGCAGTCGAGCACCACAGGCAACTTGCCTGGAGCACCCAACTGCAGTAGCCGCATCCCGCCCATCTTGGGCTGGAGCTGCGTCGTCTCAGAGTCAAACGCAATAAGCCTTTCGTCGTCGAGCGTGTGGAGGTGCTCGATGCCTTGAAGAAAGTCCAAGCCTGGTAGGGCAACTTTACCCTACTACTCTAGCAGACTGTCAACCTCGCGTACAGCACACAAGTGCGCCAGGAGTGTCCCGCCCTCGGGAATCCCAAGCGTGCAGCGGTGCTGCCAATGTATGCACTCACTGCATAATCCACCACCTTCGACCGGCCGCAGCTTCTGGCGCAACCGCTCCAGGCGCAACTCCGCCTTACCAGCCGGACTGGAGCGGTAACACCGCCCGCACAAAACGGCATTTGTTGTGGACTTACCGCACGACTGGCACGGTCTGCTGTTGATCGAAATAGCCATCAGTCATCAACTTGATAAAAAGAGCAATCCTCGGCAAAAGTCCCACCCGCTTCTGGAACATCCAGGCTGCAGCGCTTCTGCCACCAATGCGTACAAGTGCGGCAGTTGAGGAGTTTGGAGTCGACCTCAACTTTGGCCGGCTGGGGCTTGGCGCCAGGCGTACCTCTCCGAGGCAACTCCGGCCACAAATCGCCATACGACTTACCTGTCCGCACCTGACTAATCGACTGGTGCGTAACCCCAAAAAATTCGGCCAGCTCCGCCCCACTCCTCGAATCCGTAAGGATGGTGCGAACTTCTGTCGGCGTAAACCGCTTCTGGTTCAGCGGCCGATGGTCCGACATCTTCGAGACCTGAACCTCTTGCTTGAGCACGGTGTCGTAGTGAAGGCTCCAGCGATAGCCGCAGCACTTACACCGCAACCGATACGACTTGATCGTGGAGCCGTTAGCCCACCTGTACGTCGAGACAATTTTCCTGAAAGTGTGCGTGCAGTAATCAGTCATTCCAGTGCCGAATAACTCCTGAACAAATGAAAATGTTTGTAGTCATGTAGGCCATGAGGATAAAAAAGCGCACCATCGCAACCTGATCTGCGATCCGATCATGCTGGTGCGCCTTCTCTCCCAGTGCCTTGGCGACAACCCGCCACCAGTGCCTCATTTGAGGCAATAACACCCCCTGATGCCTCACGTGTCCCGGTATGCCTCAGTCGCAAGACGATTGATCAACCGCGTGAGATACCAGTGACACTTTCGTGCATCTTCCAGGGGATCCTTTTTGAGCCACATCCGGCTGAGGTACTTCAGGCACTGCCACTGGAGCGAACCAGCAACAGGATCCGGCGCATGTTGCGACCAGTCCTCAAGTACATCAATCACCTCAAACTTGCCCGACGTGTAATGACGAGGGTGATGCACTGGATCGTTCATCCTTTGGACCCCTGAACAGCAGTGTCGCCGTGATAACGGCCAGTCTTCGAGTAATCCTTACCAGGCAACATCGACATCTTGTGGAACACAATCTGTGCGATCCTCATACCCGGCCACAACGCAACAGGGTGCATGGAGCGTGCATTTTGCAATTCCAATGTCAACCTACCCTTGTAGCCAGGGTCGATATAACCAGCAAGAAGATGCTCGATTCCCTCCCTAGCCCTAGAAGACTTGAGAGCAAGCTGCCCAGCAATACAGTCGGGCAGCCTGAACTCCTCAAGCGTATCCGCGAGCACGAACTCATGCGGCTGGAGCATGAACGGCTTTTCCTTCGTGTGCCCCGCAATGGAATACGGAACGAGTGAAGTCGTCGTCGGCAGCTCCACCAGCAAATTCTCACCGAGTCTCACGTCAAGACTCGCTGGATTCACCAGCTCCTGGTGGTACGGCTCCACCAGAAGACGCCGCGTAGCAAGATTGTGAATCTCGTGATCGCTGAGAATCGCCATCAGGCTGCAGCCACCTCAGCCTGCTGGAGCTGAACGTTCTTCCAGGTCTTACCCCATTTGATGCAGTTGATAGTGGTGGGGTGAACGCCAAACTCCTTAGCGATCTTGCCGACCGACTTATCACCAGCAGCCAACAGGCGCTTGATTTCCAGCACCTTGGGCTCCGTCAACACCGAAACCCCACGCTGCCCCTTGCGGCTGGACTTACGAGTCTTAACTTGAGACTTCGGCTTCTGTACGTCTTTTGTGCGTACAGCCCCTGCAGTAGGGGTAAGCGCAACAGTCTGCTTGGGGCTAGTCAGATCCAAGTCAATCCGCTGGCACGTATCAAGAGCAAAACGAGCGTCGTCGAGCGCCTTGATGATTTGATCGAACTGGGCTTCCGAAAGGATGTACATGTTCATAGGTTGGAACGGGTGCAGTGTAGTAAGGAATCAGCCGTTCTCAAGCTCCAGCTTGATCGCAGCTTGGAAATAGCCGGCCACCTTCAACCTGCGGTATGCCGGCCCAGCCTCATCGGACTGCTTATTCTCAATACCGTCGTACTCATGCCGAGCATCCTGGAGCGCCGCCATAGTGTCGATATTGAGCATGTGCAGCTCAGCATCGGACAGCTCGGACAACTTATCCAGGTAAATGGTTTTGCCGTTCAGCAGGTAAGAGCGGTAGAAGGGAACAGAATTTTCAGTCATCAGCCAAAGTAAAGTTTGCGTCGTTCTTCGACCCAGGCATCGTAAGCAGCCCGGTCGGAAAACATGTGCTTGAACACCTCCGGCACTTCCGTGCTGAGGGGCAACCGCTGCTGGCGCAACTCACACATGTCGTGCCAGTTGTACCCGCGCGACTGGCGATAGTAATCCTCGTGTGCGTCGTAATTCATGCGAAGAAATTGGGGTCTTGCTGGCGCATCCGGGTGAGATCCGTGAGTCTCAACTTGAGAATCTCGTAGATGGCCAGCTGGGCTAGGTGGGTGGAGCTGATCGTGTCGCTGGTGGCAAACACATAGATAAGGTGTCGATACAGCTGGGTCAAGGTGCGAGCCCGAACCCAGTGCGTATCGCCGGGGATTGGTTCTGTGCCGTACTCCCAGTCGTCGTAGTCGTCGGCGTTGCGAAGCTCGCGGGAATCAGTCGTCCCAATCCGACGTGTCGACTGGTGCCCAGTCATCGACCCTATCGGTGAGGAGAACTCTGAGTTCAGCATCGGTCGCTGGGATCAGGTCTTCATCCGAAAAGTAGAGGGTGCCTCGGCACAAGGCAGGCCCCCATTCGGGCGGGTCGAGCTGTGTCTGCGAATGGACCAGAACAGCGTCATCAACAACGGCATCGACAATGAGATGGTCGCCTTCAAATCGCAGCTCCTCAATTTTCAGTACCTGGCTCATTTGACCTCCTGTGCAGTTTGATCGAGATGGCTGATGCCCAGCGCCTCATCCCAAGTCATCTTCAAGAATTGCTCCAGGTCAACCAGACTCGCCAGCTGAGCCTCGTCGTAGGTGGTGGAAAAACCCCGCTCCCGCCGCTGGATGACCAGCTGCTGGAGCGTGAGACGACCCCAACTCACCGCGAAATACCACGGGCAGAGCTTGGAGCGATCGAACTGAATCTGTAGACGTTCCATTTGTAATTCAGTAGAAGGGCAGCCCGCCTTGACGGGCTTGCCCTTAGTGTTACACGTAAACAGCCCGAGGTCAACCTCTTCCTGTAATAGTCAGCAACACGGTGACCGCCAGGATGCCCAGCAGCCACGTCATGCCGAAGACGATTACGGGCGGCATTACTCCGGCACCCCCAATGCGGCTGGCTCGTACTGGGTCAGCACGCACACGTCAGCGCCCTGCTTGAGGGCCGTGCCAACGATGTAGTGGAACTGGGGCACCGCGTCGTCGGACTCCTGGATCTGGTACTCCTCGACCTCATAAGCGAGGCCCTTTCGATACCAGGACACCCGTACTACCGCCAGCAGCTCATACGGGATGTCGCCAACGGTGTACCCCAGGACCGGCTTCCTGGGGCGCTTCGGCTGGGGCGGTTCAGGCTTAGCCACGGGATCCCTCCAAAAAGCCCACGCGACGATGCGCATGAGCCCTAGGAAGAGATTAGGTCGCTTGATCATTGCTGGAATCTTTGTCCATAGCCTCTTGAATAAGGCTACGCACAACATCTCCACAGCTTGTAAACCCCTCAGCTTTTTTACTTAACCACAGTTTCTGCTCTTGGGTAAGAAGCAAATTAAATCTAGAGTTTGTTTTACCAGGCATCGGAAACGTTCTCAGCAATTACGGGCATTTGATCGGTGGAACCCATGCGGAATAACAGTAAAGCATCTCCAGCCAAGTAGCGGTTAAAGGCTTTAATGTAAGCCATAAGCATAAACTCACCTTTTTTATACCCTTGCAAATCTAAGTGCCGTACGTTTATGTACTTAGACAGCGCCAACTCAACAGAACCGCTACGCAAATTCGCTCCGCTAGCAATACGATACATAAATTCGTGCGCTTGCGCGTCAGAACCAGTTTTCTCCTTAGCCAAAAATAAAAAAGCCAGTATTGATGATTGCGTTAAAGCCGCGTTCATTTTTCTTAGTTTTCGGGCTTTATCGGTAAGGTAGTCTAAATTCTCCGCATTTTGCGTGTAAAAAGCCGCCGTCTCAGCATTGGTAGTGGTGTAATTTTTGTACACCTTCTTAACAAAAACACTGGTTTGTGCGGAATACCTGTCGTGTGCCCACAAAACAAGTCTGATGCCCGATGCAACAGTCGAGTAATTGACTACACCTAAGAGTTTGAGAACATCATTTGTATTACGGGTAGAACCCGAATCAATAACCTTAAATATCTCTGGATCGCAGTTGTACGTTACATACATGTGAGCCGTTACACCACTTTCGGCAATAGCCATCAAACGGTGCTGCCCGTCAATCAAATTTCCGTCCCAGTCAAACGCTATACCTTGGTGCGTAAGCCTAAAATTACCTTGCTCTAAATCATTTTTTATTTTTAAGATGTTTCCAGGCTTTACTGGACGATTACTTCTGTTTCTTTTTAAGTAGTGTTCGGCGCGAGAGGGGGTGATCTCTTCAAGAGATAAGCGTGGTTCTGCTGTTTGCATGGGTTTAGTAATGAAAAGCAGGTGACCCGAAGGCCACCTGCGTAAGAGTAGCGCATACACCGCTTATGCGCAAGACGTATCACCTGCAGATCAGTCCCAGAGCTTGGCCGCCTCGTCCATCAACCGCGCCAACTCCTCGGGCGAGCGTTCTTCCCTTGGGGATACCTGCAAAACATGTCCCACTGGGGCAGAACCGTTGGTATCACTGGAAAGAGCAGTGGGACACGTGTCTGGGTTGTCCCACTGTTGTCCCACTGCTTCAGCGGCAGGCACGGAATCCTCCCCGAACAGTGGGACACAGTGGGACACGTCCGAAGGTTGTCCCACTGTACTTTCCAGTTCCTGACTGGATTCTTCCCCAGTGGGACAACTATTTAGGGGCTTTTCACGCGAGGTAACTGCGCGGTACACAGCAGTGGGTGAACCACCCCCATCACTGGGGCGAACACCTACTGCTGCAATCAACCCCCTAGAGACCAAACGCTGGAGCGCCTTACGGATCCCGGAGACGCTTCCACCACAGAGTGGATCGGAAGCAAGATCCGCCCGCGTCACAGAGCGCGGGTACACCGCCCTGACGCGCTGGAGCACCCGATCTACCACCGAAGCGGGACCGGACTCAACGCCGTCAGCCTCTACGTAGTCGATCAGCGAGAACGTCAGGTCGTTCTCCAGCTTCATCAGCAGCTTGCTGCCATCACGACCAGCACGAGACTTCTCAACGGTGATCAGACGGGCATTGGAGCCGGTCTGAGGCACCTGCTGGGGCGTAGGCCGCCGCAGACCCCACACCTCATCCACAGCGTCGCGGATGGCGGTGGAGCCACGGAAGCCGCCGGTCTTGTTGGCGTGGTGAATCAGCAGGATCGTGCAAGCCGGGAAAGTCCGGCCGTTGTTGTTCGCCAGCCAATAGATCGGGCTCGCAAACTCCTTCTTGTTTTCGTCGAACGCCGAGCCCCTGCTGCAGCCAGTGATCGAGTCGATGATCACCAGCTTGGGCCGATGCTTCTCGATCAGCTTGGTGAAGCGGTAGTACCAGTTCAAATCCCACCCCATGACCACGGTCACGGGATCCTGCGCCTGGAACTCAAGATCCCGAAGCTGCTGCTGGACCTGCAC